ATAGATCTGTACGCTTGGTATAAATCATGAACTTGTGGATTAGATTGAGCTAATTGTAATTGAGTTTGAGCCATTGATATTCTTTGAGTTTGAGAAAATATGTTTGGATCTGCTACTGGTAAAATATCTATCTTATCATCAAAGTCTGTCATCTTAACATTTCTTGATGCACCTGGAACATCGTAAGGATATTCTGGTGGTAGATAAGATTTAAACACATTTGCTAGTAATTTAAATTCTTCTTTAAGTCCTACATAAATTCTTTTATGAATAGCTGACATTACCCGCGATCCACGTTCCAATAACGCCACAGTAGTACCCACGGCTGCTTGTTGGTTCATATCGCCTACTTGATTATCAGCGATGGACGCGAAGCGTTGACCCGCTTGAACTACTATACCCATTAATTGTAATAAAGTTTGATCTGGTCCTTTGAAGGGTAATTGCATGAACTGATCTTTTATATTTCCTCCCGGAGCGTCGACATCTCTAAATTCTCCAGGTTGTAATGGTTGTGCATCATCTCTAATTCTTATTCCTCTAGTTTTAAAACCAGATGGTAAGTTAGATAAAGTTCCTGCATCTAATAATTGTCTTAATGCAGAAGTTGCAGTTCTAGATAAACCACCAATCATATGAATTAAACCAAAACCATAAAAACCAGTTCCTGGTAAAAATTTAAATTGTACAAAGTAACTTTTCTTTTTCTTTAATGGATCTTCTTCATCATAATTTCTTCTAATAGATAAAACATTTTGAGACGCTTCATCTATAGTAATAATATAAGGTAATTTAATTCCAGTAGGTTCATTGTTCTCATCTATATCAGGATAATCTTCTAAATCTAAAACAGTGTGTACTTCTAAAATTGTGTACATGTTTTCTCTTTGTTGATCGTTTGCTGTAACACCTTCTAGTTCTAATTGTTTAGCTTTAATTTGATTTTCTTCAATTGGTGGCTCTCCTAATTCTATATCTTTATAAAAACCTCCAACTTGTTGTTTTCTTAAATCATTTTTTGACATTCTGATAACATGAACAATTGCTTCAGCGTCATCTAAACTATTTGCAGTATAAGGTACGATTAAATCTTCAGCTTGAATAAATTTGGAGACGGCTCTACCTAAAAGTTCATCGTAATAAACTTTTTTAAAAGTAGAACCAGTCAGGGGTAAATAGAAAAGCATTTGGTCAAATTCAGGTTCGTATTCCTTCATCTGATCCATAAGCTGATAGTTCATAAAATCTTTTACTCTGTGTGCTTGATCTTGTTTCTCAGGAGAGATAGCTCCCATGATTTGTGCACGTACAGGACCGTCTGCTGGTAATAATTCTTTGTAAGCTTGTGCTTGAAATTGTGTAACCGCTTCAGCAAGTACAGGGTGAGTAACACTTGATGCACCTCTGAATGGTTGTGTTCTTCTTGTGTATTTAAAACCTAATAAATTTAAACCTTCTCTATAACTGTCTGCCCAATCAGCTCTTGATTCTTTATACTCTGTGTAATTGTCGTAAAGAGAAGTTCCGATTTCATCAAGTGCATCATCATCCATAACTTCTGCTAAGTTAGAAAAATGTCCTTGAGATTCTTCAGCTTCAGCTGTTGGATCAAATGAAACTTCCGCTCCACCTTCTTCGTTCATTACAACTTCTGTTTCATCTGTTGTAATAACTTCTTCGGTTCCAGGAACTGGTACTTCAGTTTCCTTTAACTCTATATCCATATCTTCAGTAGTTACGTTAGGTAATGCGTCGTCTATTTCTGCCATATCTCTTTCCGGTTAGTTAATCTCTTCTTCATCAATAATACCTGTTATTCTAGGATAAGTAAAGCTTGGTTTTTCAGAAGCTAGCGTCATTATACCTTCTTTAAAGTAATTAAAAGGTTTTGATACTCCTTGACTTTTTAAATAAGCATCTTTCCTAGATTGTAGCTCAGCTTGAGATTCTGGAACTTCCATATCATCATAAAAATTAGGTGCGCTTTGATCATATTTTAAATTAGCTTTATTGTAATCTAATAAACCTTTAGGTGTGTTGTCAATATAAGTTTCTAAAGATTCATCACCAAAAGTTTTTGGTTGATATAAAAGATCACTTTTATATTTTAAATTTTCTCCTCTATCCCCTTTTAAATAATCATACCCTAGTTTTACCGCTCCTGCGGCAGTTGTAGGTAAATTAATTAAATCTTGTCCAAATTTTTTACCAGTGTATTTTGCGGAATCAGATATAGATAGTCCTTCTCCTTGTGCTTTTGAAAAATCCATCGCTGCAAATAAAGGATCTATAACAACAGCTGCTTTTCCGGCTCCTCTAACTAAAGGTGCTAATGGTTTTAATATTGACATTAAAGGTTTTAAAGGTTTAACTATTTTTTCAAAATTATCTACTACAGTTCCTACTCCAGTAGGATCGGAAGAGAATTTTATTTTATTTCCTCCTGTCTCATCTGCTATTAATTTATTTATTGGTTTTGATTTAGTTTCAATTACTAAATTTCTTTCATTTGATAAACGTAAAATATCTGTTTTTGCTTCATCTGTTAAATAATCATAATATTTAATAAATTGTTTAGGATTATCAGTTTGTCTTAAATAAGGAACATCTACTCCTGGATTTTTAGTTTGAAAATCTAGTGCTTTTTTATTATAAATTTCTGCTGCAGCCCAATCTCCATCTAACGCTTTTTTTAAAGCTAATTTAAACGGTTGATCAATTTTTTTTCCTTTTGAACTATTTATACTTCCTTCTATCTCTTGATAAAATTCTGTGTAGCCCGGAGCAATTTCATGAGTGGCTGATAAACCAACAACATGGTCTAATGCTCCTTTTAGATTTTTAAGTTTTCTTTCCAATCCTCTTGTAGTTCCTGTATCAAGTTTAAGTAAAGAATCTCTAATAGTATATTTATATGCACGTAGTGTTGCTTCTCTAAAACGAAAACCCTTTCCTTTATTGCTAGCAATATAATTCATAATACTTTTAATTTCATTGTCCGAAGGAAGTATCCATTGAGATTTTAAATTTTCTGGAATTTTTCTAGCTCCTGTGCCTCCTTCTAATACTTCTAGATATCTAACAACATCATCGGATATTTTTTGAGTTAGGTTTAATTTTTCAATATCACTTCCTTTAACAAATTTATTTCCATGTATTTTTTCAGCTAAAAATTCTAATGTAGCATCGGGATTTTCTCTAAATACATTATTAATTTTAATTATATTTTTTGCTGTTTCATTTAATCTAACTTTAGATGCTTGTTCAGTTGCCTTAGACACGTTTGAAGCTTTAATTATTTTTTCATTTAATTTTGGTAAACTTTCGGAAGCTGATGGAAAATCATTTTTTAAATTTAAATCTGTAAATACTTTTTTTATTACTTCTCCTGATCCTGATTGAAAAACTCCTTTTTTTTCACCATTTAAAAAATATCTATAATTTCTAATTGTATTTTGAATGTCTCTTGGTTGTTTATTTATTAATTGATTATAATTATCTACAGTAGGGTTTTCATTAAATTCTTTTAAAAAATTTATTAAAGGTTGTAAATTGTTTACTTTTACACCTACGTTAGGAATATCAAAAGTTTTTCCGTTATATGAAAATTCAGTTATTTTTTTTTCATACTTTAATTTTTTTCTTTGCTTATCTCTACGTCTTCTTTCTTCAGGAGTTATAGCACCACTTTGAGCCATCTTAATTATATTAGGAGTATTATCTTCTACAATAAATCTTTGTTTGTCGTTTAAATCTTTTAAAGGTTTACCATACTTAACTCTAGCTATTATATCTTCAAACTCACTGGCCATTAAACTCCGCCTCCTAGTCTCCCACCTGTTTCTTGAGAAGATACAGCACTCGGTGAAGATGAACCTGTTCCTCCGTAGCCACCTCTATTGCCAGCATCAATTGTTCCACCATAATCAACACGCATTTGATTTCTTTCATTTTCTCTTCTTGCCATTTCTTCTTCAAAAGCTTTAGCTTTAGCTAGTGCTATTTCTTTTTGTTCTGCTACTATTCTATTACTTCTATCATTAAAAATTTCTTTACCCTTTTTATAAAAATTCATTATATTAAGTTTAGACTTATTAAATGGACTTAAATATTTAGTTGCGTTCAGTATTCCAGTTTTAAAATCTCCAAAACGCATACCTGGTGTATAATCCTCATCAGCAATTGTTGCAACACCTATGTCTTCTAAAAAAGCTATATTAGCATCAGTACCTTTAGTTTTATATCCTCCTGCACCTTCTTCATCTAAAGTATTTTTAGCTAAAGAATCATAACCATATCCTGTTCTAAGATTATTATTTGTTATTCCACCACCACCATCACCACCTTCAGTTTGAGGAATTAAAAGTGGTCTTACTCTTGGAGGAAGCATTGTTTCTGGTGCTTGTTCTATAAGATCTGTTATTGTAGTTGTAGACGTTGTAGGTGTTGTTTCTGTTGTTGTACTTTGATCAAATAGATCTAAATAATCTTGTTGAGTTGAATACTTATCTTGTAGTACAGAACTATTATCATAAACATCAGATAAATTTTGAATTCCTCCACCACTAGCATAACCCATAATACCGCCGTTAGCTGCTTCATCTCTTGGTCCATTTTTTTGTTTATAAAGATATTCATTGTACTCTCTACGCATATTTTCAATTTGTTCTTCTTTCATATACTTTTCTTTTCCTTTAAAATATTCTTCAGGAGACATTAAACCACCGTCAGCATAACCAATTCTACCACCATTAGCTTTGGCATCATAATCTACTCCACCCATTCTTGAAATATAATCTGTTAAACTTTCTCCTTCTATAACTAGAAGTCCTGCTTCAAAATCATCTATAAGTTGTGCGTAGCTGTTGTTATCCATCGTAATAAACTTTTTCTGTTGGAGGTGCCTTTTCCTCTTTTTCATCTTCAGGAAGTCCTATAAAACCACCCTGTCTA